TTCCAAAAAAGACCATCGGGGCACAGGAATTAATTCTCAATATCCTAAAGGAGAGAGCAGAGACCGGTCGATTGTATCTGATGAATATTGACCATTGCAACTCACACTCTTCGTTCAAAGATAAGATTGAGATGAGCAATTTGTGTCAAGAAATTACTTTACCAACATATCCTATTCAGCACATTGATGATACAAATGGTGAAATTGCTTTGTGTATTTTATCCGCAATTAATGTTGGTAAGGTTAAGTCGGATAATGAACTAGAAGAATTGTGCGATCTTTCCGTCCGTGCATTAGAAGAGTTGATTGACTACCAAAAATATCCAGTTGCTGCAGCAGAAATTGCTACTAAGGCACGTCGATCCCTGGGTATTGGGTTTATTGGTCTTGCTCATTATTTAGCTAAACTTGGTTTTAATTATAATAGTCAAGAAGCATGGGATGCTGTCCATGGACTATCAGAATCTTTTCAGTTCTATCTATTGAAAGCATCAAATCAAATTGCTAAAGAAAAAGGTCACTGCGAAAGTTTTGGTAGGACTAAGTATGCTGATGGAATTCTTCCAATTGATACATACAAAAAGGACGTAGATGAGATTGTGTCTCGGGAGTTAGTTCATGATTGGGAGAGTCTTAGGGCATCTATCAATGAGTTCGGTCTACGGCACTCAACACTGTCCGCACAGATGCCTTCAGAGAGCAGTTCCGTTGTGTCAAACGCAACAAATGGAATTGAACCACCTAGAGATTACTTGTCCATTAAAAAATCCAAGAAAGGACCTCTTAAGCAAGTTGTTCCATCATATTCCACATTGAAAAACAATTATACGCTTCTTTGGGATATGAAAAATAATGATGGATATATTAGAGTTGTTGCTATAATGCAAAAATTCTTTGATCAAGCTATTAGTGGCAATTGGTCTTACAATCCAGAGAACTATCCCGATAATGAAGTTCCGGTGTCCGTAATGGCACAAGATTTTTTAACTACATATAAGTACGGTTGGAAAACTTCTTACTATCAAAACACTCATGATATGAAAAATGATGAGACAGAAGAAGATAGAGATAGATCCGCTGTGGAAAATTTGTTAAACGAGTTAGAACAATCCGAGGAGGGAGAGTGTGAATCCTGTGCAGTTTAAAGTTTCTTCGGTAGAAGAAAATGTTGTGAATAAAGTTAAAGGCATGACTGTCTTTAACACTGAACAAGTTAATACTAAAAAGCAACCGATGTTTTTCGGTAAACCTCTGGGTATCCAGAGATACGATTCATACAAATATCCAATCTTTGATAAACTAACAACTCAACAACTTGGTTATTTTTGGAGACCAGAAGAAGTTTCATTACAGAAAGATCGTGGAGATTATCAAACACTTCGTCCAGAACAAAAGCATATCTATACTTCTAACCTGAAGTATCAAATCATGCTTGACTCTATTCAGGGTCGTGGTCCTGGTATGGCATTCATTCCTTACTGTTCCTTACCTGAATTAGAAGCATGTATGGAAGTATGGGGATTTATGGAAATGATCCATAGTCGCTCTTACACATATATCATCAAGAACGTCTATGCAGACCCCTCAGAGGTCTTTGATAAGATTGTTACTGATCCTCGTATCCTAGAACGTGCTAGCAGTGTTACAGAGGCATATGATAACTTTATTAGCAGCGCCCATCAGTACGACAATTCCAATGATTGGCAACATGCACTAGAGCAAGTTCCTACAGCACTAGAAGGAAAGTATGAGCTTAAAAGAAAACTCTACAGAGCAGTTGCTAATGTCAACATACTGGAAGGTATTCGTTTTTATGTTTCTTTTGCTTGTAGTTTCGCCTTTGGTGAACTTAAACTTATGGAGGGATCCGCTAAGATCATCTCCCTTATTGCAAGAGACGAGAACCAACATTTGGCGATCACTCAGAACATTCTGAACAAATGGAAGCAGGGCGATGACCCTGAAATGGTGCAAATCATGAAGGAAGAGGAAGAGTGGACATATAAGGCATTTGACAATGCTGTAAATGAAGAGAAGCGTTGGGCGGATTACTTGTTCAAAGATGGATCTATGATTGGTTTGAACGATAAACTTCTTCAGCAGTATGTTGAGTGGATTGCTAATCGTCGTCTTAAGGGCATCGGTTTGCGTCCTGTATACGACATCGCAGCAAATGCTAACCCATTGCCCTGGACACAGCACTGGATCTCTTCTAAGGGTCTTCAAGTGGCACCACAGGAGACGGAAGTTGAATCTTATGTAGTTGGGGGTATTAAGCAGGATGTCAAAAAAGATACCTTCTCAGGATTCCAACTCTAATTTAAATGCATCATTAGAAGCATATAAGGAAGCAGCTAACATGGATGCTTTCTTATTTGGTGAATATAACATATTTGAGGTTTATGATATGCCTAAGAATCAAATCAAAAAAGATGAATTGAAAAATCGTGTACTTCAATTAAAAAATGAAGTATACGAAGAACCGAAAACAGTATGGCAGGGAGATCGAGATATGGCACATAAATATCTCGACAAGGTATTAAACATCATTGAAGAATATAGATACTGATTATGAAAACCCATGGGTCTATTTGGGCACTCCCTTTGATGGTAGCCTTATTCGGGACAACTTTGGTTTTGTTTATAACATTACCAATAAGTCATAATAATCCAAAAACTATAATAGAACTAATTAACAATAAAGATTAGTCCTTCTTTTAATTGTTTCTTATATTTTTGGTAGCCTATTTTCTTTTCTTTTAAGTAAGATACAACACTTTCCCAAATATTTTTCCCATCACTCACTCTTACATTTTTTGATGTTGTGAGTGCTTTTTTATGCTCTTCAGTAAGTTTTTTTCCATACATAGGATTTCCTTCACCTTTATACAGTTTACTAAATTTCTCACGAACTTCTGGTTTATACATTGGATTGTATGATTTGTCTTTCATCTTCTCACTTCTCATATCACAGAACTTATCGTTTCTCATAACGACTTCATAAATTCCTGCTCTCTCACTCACAAAAAATCTTCCTTCAATATTTGTATTATAATAATCATCAGTCATTAGAACATCTCTTTTAAATTGTTCCATAGTTTCATAATAAGACATTGATTTTTTATGAGGACATATGTAAAGTATTTCTCTCAAAAATTTATCTTCACCAAGAAGTTTTACATCTTCATTTAATTCATCACAAGAACCAAAATATTTTTTCCAATCACTTTCCTTTGTTTTTCTTCTACCAGTCTTTTTATCTTTTCTTCTTGTCCAAAAAGATTTTTTGCCAACATATTTTCTATCATTTGTTAGATTTGTTATGAGATAAACAAACCCCTCAATACCTTTAGGAGCCTCTATGAATTCGTTTTCGTTATATCTCCAAGACATAAAAATATTTTCTACCATAAAAATATTTATAATGAAAGTATTTTTGAGTATATAAATACTGATGATTGGAGAAAATATTATGGGTCTTGTCCAGAACTTAAAGGGGACATTGACAAATTGGGTAGACAGAACTTTAGTAGAACTATCCTGTCTTTACATAAAACAGGTGGCAAAACAAACTTCGAAGAAACAAAACAACTCTTTGCACACGGAGTCCTTACCGAATCACTTGACACAGGAGGACCTGCCTACTACAATAGTAACATCCTCAGCAGGTATTTCCGAAAAGACTACTATGATGGAGAAGACAACTGAGCAGATTGTTGGTTCAATAAGAAATTGGTCAATTAATCAAATTGAAAATTCACGATCAATAGGAGATAAAATTGCATTGTTTGAAGAGTTTGAAGAATGGATTGAACCTGAAAGTGTTGAATTAGAAATTATAAGTCTTGACGAAATGATGAAAGAAGACTATGATGAATACGTTGAAAACAACGACGGTATTGGGAGGGGTTAACTCTCAACCTATGACTCAGTAGCTCAGTCGGACATTGTTTTATTGGAACTTATTAGTATCATAAACTCAAAAGAAAACTTAATGGCATTATGTCCTAATTGCCATTGGGAGTACGATCACAATCTGTGATTAGTTTGCCCCGTTAGCTCAGGAGACAGAGCACGAACCTTCTAAGTTTGCGGTCGGGGGTGCGAATCCTCCACGGGGCGTTGGGC